CGACTCCAAACAAGGCTTTAGGAGGGTTTTTATACCTCAAAAAGTTTCCTACATAGTCCCTTCCAATGTAGTAATGAAGCAAGTTTTTGCGGAAAAATGGAATGATAATGTAACCGAAATAGTCCTCGCTTTTTTCCTCTGCGTGCTGGTTACAGTAGCCAAAACCAAGCGAATCTAATTCTTCTAAATTAAACTTTCTGTCTTCTAAATACTTTCTCGCACGCTTGCCTAAAACCCCATTTCCTGACAATAAACTGGTGAATCCGTGAGGCATATAAGCCTGCGATTTCTCCATTTGTTCACCTGAGACTTCCGCTAATAAATCCAAATCAATAGCCGCTTCTTGGCATTCATTGATTCGTTTTCTCGCTTCGTGATAGTCTACATTTTCATAGTCCATTACGAATTTAACAATGCTTACACTGTAGTCGTACGTCCAACACTTAACTACTTCGAACTGAAACTGTACAGCCATTTTCTTTTTACCGTAACCGTCAGGATCGAATGGGTCATCAAATGCCCACCAATTTTGAGAACTCTTTTTTAGTACAAAATTATTCTTGAAATATTGGTAGGCTTTTTTTGGGTTTACTAACATTTCTGATTATTTAATTATTCGCTGCAAAGTTAGGAAAATATTTTTAATAATGCTAATAAATTATTTATTATAATAGCCTACTAAAAATTTTTCTCATTTCCTCAACTTCGGGATCTACTTCGTCAGTCTGAGCTGATTTTTTAAGTGTAAGATTTTTGCTAGATTTAGAGGTTGTTTTTAACTCTCCTACTTCGCAAACGTCTAGAATTCGACTCTGAATAAATCTTACTTTTCGCCTCTTACCTACTTCGAAAGTTTTTCTAAACCCTTTTCGCTTCCCTGCTTCAAGTTCTACAGGTTTTAACGTCCCTATTTCGCTCATAATAACCGTTCCGCCATTGTTTAGCGTGGTTTTCATGAGTGAAAAAATGTGATCAATGACTTCTTTTGAAGTCGTAGTGTTTAATCCAAATTCAGACTGCAAACTGTCTATTATCTTTTTCTTTGTGAGTTTCATTTTAATTTTCTTCTTAAATGTGGTTTATTTTGCTTCTAATCTCTTAAAACTGTTTTTACATAGTTTTGTAAGGGTTAATGATTTTAAAGCCTTAAATCGCTTCTAAATCAATTATCATCTACATCTTTGTCAGGGTAATGCCTGCGTTTCTTCCCTTTGACTTTTGGCTGGGGCTGTGGTAACTCTTTTAGTTTCTTGTCTGCGTACTCGATTGAGACCTCCCGAACGCTCATAACGTCCTCCATGACCTCCGTAATTGCGAAGTTGTGCCCCAAATACCGCTGTCCTTCACGTTGCATAACAGGAACCCATCGTTGAAGGTGCCCCATCTGTTCGACCTCCGTAGCACACAAAGCAAATGCAGCATGAGCTGTGGCTGCCTTCCCGAAATCCTCTGCAAAATCTTGCATGGTGAAAACTTCTTTGTCGAGTGCTGCTCGGTTGACCTGAGACAACGCCATTGAAAAAGTACCCCACCTGACGTTCAATTTTATGATGTCTGAGTAAACCGCAGTTGGTTTTAGTCGCTTTTCTTTGATGTTTCGATCCGTTGGCTCCAGCAAGTCGGGGTAATCCCAAAAAATAGCGTCAGGAATCCAGCCTTTTTCGTCTCTCAATTTTTCCAGCTCCGACTCGACGTCTAAAACGGTTTTTGAGTAACTCGGGTAATAATCTGTGATTAAATCGCCTCCAAACAGTTTTATTCGCCCTCTCAATTCTCGGTACGTCTTGCGAATCTCTGTTTCGTAAAGCTCCTCACGTGTACACTCCAAGAATGCCTGTTTAGCTCGTTGGCGTATCGATCCTACCCCATTCTCTAAATCCACGTAATAGCATTTTAAGCCGCTTTTAGCGTATTCAATTGCCATCTTGAGTAAATTACCAGTCTTGAAGCCTTTAGGCGGTGCCATGAGCACGATAAGCTGCGGAGAGTGGAATCCTCCTGCTGCTGTGAGTCGATTAACTCCGTGAATGTAGCAAGGGTGAACTGTTTGAATCAAGTTTGGCGGGTCTTCCTCCAAAAGCGATCCACCGTGAACGACTGCTGAGGCTAACTCCTGAGCTCCAATGGACATGATTTTATTCATTTCCTTTTGAATCTCTTTGAATGTGCTTTGGCCTTCTGACAGCTTGGATGCGTATTTCGTAAACAGTTCCTTTGTTTTTTGGTACTGTGCGAACTCAATAATCGTTTCTTTTACAATTCCTGAGTCTAAGTCAAACGGTACGTAAAGCTCTCGAATTGATTTGTCTAAGCGGTCGAGTATTCGTTTCTCCAAGTCTAGAGTTTTGCTCGACTTGTCAAAGAATTCTAGAAAAGAGGTTTTGCTGGGTAAGACCTTGTATTTTTCAAAATACTTTTGCGCCAAGCCGAATAAAACTTGGTACTCGCTTTGTGAAAAAATACTAGGGTCTAGTAGCTTGATGTGTTTTGAGCCTTCTTTCTTGTCTTGGAGTACGAATCTAAATAATTCTTTTTGAAATTCTAAAGTCATGCTCTTTTGAAATTTTGTTTGAGTTGTTTAATTCTTTGATTTTTGTTTTCTGTTTCTTCTTCATAAAATTTGAGTTTAAAAATTTGACAAGCGCAATCGGTAAATATAGGTCGGTATTATTATTTATATTATATATAATACCGAATTTTAACGTTTCGATTTCTATTGAAAATCAACAAGTTAAGTTTTAATTAATATTTGACATTTCTAAAATTTTTTTATTTTTGCCCATTTTTGGTAGTTTTTAGGTAAAATTTGGTGTTGTTTTAAGTTTGATTTAGTCGAAAAGTACAGATATTCTGTGATTTTTAACATAAAGTACAGAATATCTGTGATTCTTAACAAAAAGTACAGAATATCTGTGATTTTCTGCAAAAGTACAGATATTCTGTGATTTTCCAAAAAAAGTACAGAATATCTGTGATTTAAAAAAATCACTATTTTTTTAAAATTTTGGCAAAAATCACAAAAAGTGTCGAAAATTGGCCAAAAACGAGCATTTTTAAAATTTTTTAAGTAATTTGTTTAATTTCTTTAATACACTGATTTACAATAAATTGCTAAACAAATAAAATGTTTAGCATGTTTAAAAATTTTTAAAAATATTTTTGAAAAATAATTGCAACTGAAAAATAAAAATTTAGCTCTCAATCCTGCCTTATATTTTTCAAAAAGTACAGATATTCTGTGATTTTCATTAAAAAGTACAGAATATCTGTGATTTGCTTCGAAAAGTACAGAATATCTGTGATTTGCTTCGAAAAGTACAGATATTCTGTGATTTATTGCAAAAAGTACAGAATATCTGTACTTTTTGAAAAATATAAGTTTTGAAATTCATATATCAACCACTCTAAAAATTGCTAAACTGTTACAGAATTATAAAAAGCAATAGTTTGCAAATATTTATTTTTAGTGTCAAAGTATTAATAAAATTATTTTAACAAAAATTTGGAAAGTGGTAAAATTGCGTTTACCTTTGTAACAATTTCTACTATGGTAGATGCATAACATATTGTGGATTAAGGTAAAAATTATAAATCGTGTTTGGTAACACATATTTTGTTTGATGTTTAATTATTTAGCGAGAGGGTGGGTAACTACCCTTTTTTAATTGTACTACAAATAAAAACCCTCCTAACGAATTAAGAGGGTCAAAGCTAATAAAAAATATAAAATACAAGTAGATGTTAAGGAATGATTGCTGGGTAGTCGGCTGTGTAGGCTGCTTTCATTTCAGTTAATACTGCTGTTTGCCTAGTAGCTTCGTTTGTCTCTTCTAGGTCGGTTAGTGTGTCAACTAAGACGCTTTGCCTCGCTATTTCTTTTATTCTACGTGACCTAGCTAAAACCACTTGAAGCATATTAAACTCGCCTAAAGCGTCTTCGTCATTCTCCAAAACTTCTGTAACTGAATTATACTTGGAGAAGTTGTTTAGGTTCTCTGAAAAGTAGTTGTATTTCTCTTCTGTTATCACTGTAAAACCTTCAGGAGTTTCGCTACCATCAGGCAAAGTGAGTAAAGCTTTTACTTTAGCTGCGTAAATTTTAACTAAATATACCATTTTGTTATAATGCTATTGGTGATTTAATGAGTATTACTTCTACTGTTACGTTTGATGTTATGTTTGTTGCAACCTCTCTTAAACCTAGATTGAAACTTGTAAACGTTATAAATTTCATGGTAGGGTAGGCTAAGGAGTCATCCGCTGTAACACCATTTGAGTAAATAACAAAATAGCCTAAGTAGCTTATTGAGCCTGTATTAATCAAGTTCACTGTTATACTACTGTTTTGTTGAGTACCTCCCCCTGTATTACTTGCAACCGTAGCAGAAGAAGCTTGCACAGGAAAACCTCCATTATTTACCACTGTAACAGCGTTACCAATTGGCAGAATTCCTACGTTACCAACTGACAAAGTAAAACGCCCTACAACCTCCATTACATTAGGCTTGTTTTGGATAAAAGCGTTACTCGCTGGGCTCGCTTCTGCCCAATTAGCTTTAGTCTGTACAAATGGGGCTGGTTTGTTTTGAATAAAGTCTAAGGCGTTCGGGTCAGTCTGTGTATAATTCGCTCTTGGCATTTCCTCTACCATTAGCCAATCAGTGGATCGCTTAATGAAAGTGTAAACTGTATTAGTGCGAATTGCAATAGTGTCTGTCCTTGCCTTAGAGTCTGTTATAGTAGCCCCATAATCGCCTGCCCCACCCATAACAAGGCCTGCAAAAGTTGGCCCCTCAAAAACCATTCTAACCATTGAGCCGATAGGTAAAACGGTTAGTCGGCTTATCTTCTTAGTACTTGGTGCTCCTATTACCCATTGAACAAGGTTTTTAGTCACAATGTAACCAAATTCATTTGGCCCACCACCTACTAAAGTCTGCAAATTGGCTTCTGCTAAGTGTGTAATTCCACTCAACCCGAAAAACTCAGTCATGTTGAGCTGCAAAGTTTGGATGTGGGTTTTAGAGCTTACGTTTACAAACTCAGTGCCATTGTGAACGAGTATATGACCACTCGCAACGCTAGTAATTGTAACATCAGTGAGACTGTTTAAATTGAGTGCTGCTATTGTTGCATATATGTTGCTTATGGCTGTATCGAATACGCTGGAGTCATTGGCTAACACTGGAGTAGTTGCTTTAGTGTACGCGACTCCTGGCTCAGTTAATGAAGTGCAGCCCTCAGGAACTAACAAATAACCAATAATTACCTGTTTGTCAGGGTCAGTCAATGCTGGAGCAACTGGAGAAGGTGAAGGCGTGCCCTGTATTGAAAGATAAGTTGCGGCTGTACCTCCAACTATATCTTCGTAAAAGTGCTCCATTACAATCAAGTCAATTCTAAACTCACTAGTAAGATTTGGCAAAATTCCGATTGAAATTTCTCCTGTCTCATTTATCACCATGCCTTGTTTAGTGATCGCACACCCTACCTTTGTGAAGCTGGTTAAATCCTTCTTGATGTATTTGTACCCTGTAACGTCGTGCCAAAGTATCAAATTCATTCCTGCTACAAATGGCTTAGCTTCGTAGCCTCTATATCTACCATCAGGCAAAACGCCCATTAACCTCTGATTTAAGCTAAAGGTTAAGTCGTCATCTTGCCAATTATGAAATCTAAATTGTGCCATTATAGTGTTTTAGGTGGTTGGTTATCGTCTTTTTTAATGGTTTTCTCGAAAGCTGTAACCCCTAATAAAGCAGACACAAAGCCTAAAACATAAGCCAATGTTACCTCATAATGCGGGTGAGACTCAAAGAAAAAGATAAATATTAATGTCGCCAAGCTAAAAGACAATGCTATTAATCTTTTTGAGCTTAACTGTCCGTCTTGGTCTTGAAAAAACTGTTTCATATCTAGGATTTATTAAATTTCTCGTTCATACGTTCAATTGTAGATTCTAGTTTATCAATGGACTTTATCAGTCTATTGGTGGTATCGTCCGAGTGTGCCTTGTTGTTGTTAATTTCCATTTTTAAGGCGTCGTACTTCATTTCCGATTTTTGTTCTAGTAAATTAACTTTATTGTCTTGTTTCCAATAAAGCCCTGTTATTACTATAACAATACAGGCTAACTCTATGATTTTAAGTAGTGTATCAATCTCCATAATATAAATAGTTAAGCCCCTCCACTCGGGACTGAGTTATAAGTTAAAGTTTGTAAAGTAGCATTGATAGGCTGGTTGAACTTAATGATGTTGAGAATAGCCGCATTTAACTCAGGTGTCAAAGTAGGGCCGACTAAATCAAGCGTATAACCACTGCAACCAAAACAACGCCCTCTGTCGAACACCCTTCCGGGCGAATCAAAGGTTAAAGGCGAATCAAAGCTGTTGGTGTTGTCATACTCAGTCAATGACATTGTAATCCCTATCAACTGAAATAGTACTTCGTAGCCTCTTTTAGTTCCTTTGATGTTGTAGTATCTGAAAACATGCTTTAATACTCTACGTCTCCAATCTAGGTCTTGATATAAGTAAATTAACCCTTTGTCGATGTCAAAGCCTGTCATTGACTCTAAATAAGGCACGTAACGATCAAAGCACGTTTCAGGGTTGTACAAGTTATCCAAAATAGAGTCAATAAACGGTTTTAAGTCGTCTATATCGGCGCCTATACACTCGTTAAAGCGTTCTAGAGTGCCTTTTCCTGCTATGTCTTTGTTGCTGTCAACTCTTTTGTCAGACTTAGAAAAGTACTTGAATATGTTAAACTCGAACTGCATTATATACCTCCTGTTGCGTTAATTGTGATATCACCTGACAAAGATACTGGTAAACTCGGTTCGTTCAAAATCAAACTATCATTGTATTTGTAAGTTTTGAAAGTCCACTTATCATTCGTAGAGTAAGCCCCTGCATTGACTGTAAAATCTAACTCAGTCAAACTCACCAACGCCCCGACTGTATAGTTACTCACTAAAACGTTTTCTCTCATGAGTCTAAACGTAGTAGGTGACAACATTGTAATATTCCATGACACCTCGCCAACACTGCCTGCTTTAACCTCTCTAGTCCAATTCAAACTCGGCATTGTAACTTGGTCAGGGAACGCATAAGGCACATGAGAGACTAAAGTAATCGTTGAGAAGTCTACGCCTTCTGTGTTTTCTATAACTGCGTACAAATCACTTATTCTAACACTACCGCCAATAGACTGATTCAAGAATGATAAGAATTCAGTTAAATTATCTGTTACGTTGGTCACAATCTCACTTTGCACATATTGAGGTTTGACTCTCAAAGTTATTTCTAATAAAATTCTTACTTCGCCTGCTGTGAATATAGCTAACTGTGTAGTAATCATTTTTCTTTCGTCTAACCAAACACCAACCGCAGAAAGTAAAGCCCCTGACGCTACCCCTCCGCCCACTGGTACGACATAGATATTTACTTTCTTACCACAAACGAAGTTAACACCTGCCTTAGCTACCCCATTTACAAGCTCTGTAACATCTATGTAGTCCTGCAAAGTAACTGCTCTATATTTAGTTCTTGAGGCTAAAGGAACGTTTCTAGTAATTTCTGAGCTTGTCTCAATGCCCGATCCACCACTTGCCCTGTCAGGGTTAGTCACTGCAATAGTGTAAGTCGGGGGCAATACGATAGGAGTAAGGACGTTTACAATTGTATTGGTTGTTACGTTACCCTCTTCGCCTCTAGTTACCTTATAATCAGTGACTATGGCAAGTGTATTTGTAGGAATTTCACCAATAACACCATCACCAAAACGGATAATAGGTTGTCCAAGTTCATTAACGTTGCATTGGAAAAATTGAGCTGTTGGATAGGAATAAGCAAATGTTTCTTGACTCTCCCATGCTATCAAATTGATTCTCACTACAACTGATTTGTCAACTACGTTGTCGGGTAAAACAAACTCTTGATTTGCTAAGCCATTACTGTTTCCTATCGTTACGTTGGTCAATAGTTCGACTTGCTCCGCTGTAACGTTGCCTATTGTGTTTCCTGTGGTAATAACGAGGTTTGCCAACGTCTTAAATCGTATGCCTTCTGCTGTCTCGCAAATCGTACCTGCTGGAACTGTTACGTTAGACGGTGCTGCTGCGTTAAGGGTGAATTGTAGGTTTACAGTAGCTGCTGAGCTTGCACGAATCCTGTAATCGTAGGAGCGTGCAATTTTTACTTTGTTTTTGTAAAGCCTTGCAGAATCTAAAAATATTTCACGACCTGCTGAGTCTACGTAATACCCCAACATTTCACTAATACCTGCCCAAATGGAAATCATTTTAACAAAAATGTTGCCTTCGGTGTGGTCGGTTATCTCAGGCACTTTCGCCTGCATATTAGTGATAGTATTCTGCTTTATTTGTTGGTAGCTTCTATCTATGTACTTGACCCATTGATTAGTTAAAAATCCCATGTCTTAATAAATTAATTCTCTGTAAAAAGGGTAAACAAAACTGTTGATCTCATTGGATGCTAAGACGTTATAAGTTATCTCACACAAAATTACATTATTTTCTTGAGTGTAAGAAACTTTTTTTAACTTTATTCTCTTCTCCCAAACTTCAATTGCCTCAACAATAAACATTTGCAATAAAGCTTTTAATACTTCGTCGTTTTGCTCAAACAAAGCCTCGTCTAAGCGGCTGCCATATTCAGGCAGAAACAAACGACTACCAACTGGAGTGCTTAAGAGTTGAAATAAGCTTTGTTTTATGTTGTCTTCGTCATAACTCAAAGCTGGTTTACCGTTCACGATTTGGATCGGGTATTTAATGCCTACCCCTAAATAATTTTCCATATTCTTAATCTAATGTAACTTTATTACTTAAAAAATCATTCCACTTTGTTTGGTATTCAGTGACTAATGCTGCCCAATTTGGAGCAGTGTTAAGTGTTCCTGTGGGTCCTGCTGGAGTTGTAATTCCTGATATTAAACCTAAGTCTGCAATAAACTCATTTAATAGAGTTTTCAACGTCTCACCAAGTACCGCCTTTTCTGCACTGTTATTTAGTGAGCCCTGACTTATTTTATCTGCAATTTGGCTTATGCCGTTTGAATTCATTTCAATGATGTTTCCAAACTTATCTGTAATTCTAATTACTTCGCTACCCTCTTTGTCGTCTAATTCGATTCTGTGCCCTGACGTGGTCTGTAACACTGTATTAGTTGGCTTTCCGTTGTTGTTGTTGGCTGCTGCTGGCATGTCACCACGTGCAAACCATCCATACTCCCAAATAGGAAAACGAGTATCACCACCTTCGAAACTAACCCAAATTGGATCGGCTTTATTTGGTACTGCTACAAAGCCAATGTTGGCACCACAAAAAACACCCTTAGGCAATGCCCAAATATCAGGCGACTCGTCACCGTAAATCTGCGGAACTTCGACACGTAGTCTTAACAAAAATTCAGGGTCTTCATTCGAATAAACAAAGCCCTTATAACATCCATAGTATTTTTCCTCTTTCATTATTTGTTCTTTTTGTCACCGTCCCAATTGTAATACTTAACCGTTTTCTTAGTGTCACCTGTTCCATTGCCTTCTGTTTTATTTACCGTTGTGCCTGTGGAGGGGGTTGTCACTTCGTCCTTATTGGCTGCCTTAGTCGTACCGTTTTTACTTAAAGTTACGGTTGTCATGTAAGCAGATGAGCCTAAAGAGTGGCTTATTTTCTCAATTTTCCAATTTCCTGAATGCCTTAACGCTACGTTTGAGATTGTAATAATGTCACTTAGTTTTAATAGTGGGTTACCTTGAATGTTTAAAGTAGCTTCTAATATTTTCTCGTTGTTTCGCTTAAATGTACTGTTAGCTAAGTTTTGCATCTCGTTTCTGTCAGAGCTGCCACTAAACACGGTTTTCTTAGCTGTGACTGGTGTATTGTCACTTGCACCTTTTTTAATGGGGTTACCGTCCCAATCGTAGGCGGTTCCTTTATTCGTTGTCTTTGGCAAATCTTTGTCGGTTTTGGTTGGAGTATCCCCCATGATTAATTTCATAGGGTTATCACCTAACAAAGTGCTTGTATCAGTGTTTGAGACGTTTATTTTAGACTTAGTCAATGCGTCCACGCTTAAGACATTCACATTATTAGCTGCTCCTGACTGTTTTGCCTCTCTCAACTTTGGCTTAAAGCTCACTATGTTAACTCCGTAGGTGTATTTAACCGTTGAGGCTTTGTCAAAGTCTTTTTTCTCAAAAATAAGCTGGTTATTTTGGATGTGGAAAACGTAGTCACCGTTTGACTCCTTAGAAGCTAAATAAGTGAGTAGTTCGAAGTCGTCACGGTTGCCCTGTGGTAATACTGGCCACACGTAAGTAGTGGGTTGAATTTGTGGAGTTAATCCGTACTTGGATGCTATCTGTTCTGCTATCTGTGAAGAAGTTAATTGTTTCCAAATTGTTTGCTCACTAACTTTACGCATTACATTACCTAAGTCTAAACACTTAACTTTGAATTTTACCCTTTGCCCATAGTCCGTATCAATGTCAGTGATTCTAATCTCATGTAAAGGGCTCATTTCTTGCCCTAAATAACCAAATTGAAAGCGTAAAATAGTGCCTGAGACAATATCGTCGTCATCTACAATAGAGAAATTAGTACCTGCCCTAAGGTCAAACTCAGCATAATTATCCACCTCCAAAGCCTGTTCAAACCGCACACTTTCGACAAAGTCGGAAATGTCACGCCCTGAATCTTTAATAAAAACTTTAACAATAGGTGTTTTCATGAGTTATAGCGCTAATTTAATTCTATTTAAGTCAGGAATAAGCAAGTTTTTGCCTACGTATTCGCTTAAGTCGAAAGGGTCGATTATGTTGTTTGCGTCCGCTATTACCCACCACCATTTCGAAGGGTCGATTGAAACTGACTTGTAATAACGAAATGCGATTAAATCAATTCTATCAAATTCGGTTACAATGTGGTAACGGTCTAATTCATTGCCAACGATAACTAAAGGGTCACGAATCAATAGTTGCTCATCTCCAAAGTCAACTACTTGACCATTGATATATAAATTATTCTCTCTTAATTCTAGTGTAGCCATGTTTAGAATATTAAATCACGTTGTTTGTAGTCGTTATCTGTATCAAGTGCAAGGGTGATATCTACATACGCCTGCTGTGGAAGAAATCCTTTCTCTTTGTTGAATCTAGACAAAGTGTAATTGAGACTCTTAACGATCCACAAATAATTCTTATCTTGAAACAAATTACCATAGACTAGCTTAATTCTAGAAGGCCTTTTCTCACTGTTGCTTAGCTCACGTCCATTCGAATCTGTTGCACCGTCGTTATTGTAGGTTAAAGCTTCTAACCATTCGCACGACCTTATAACGTCCTCTCTGCTTTCCTCTTCTGCATAAAAATCAAGTTGGAGGGACAAAGTTTTTGCCCCTCCTGTATATTGATAAAATGGGTTGTTACGCCCTACGACTTGGACGTCCTGCACACTCACTGCCCTATTGATTTTCAAGTCAGGCGGTACGAATTGGATGTAAAGTTGCTTAGTAGGGTCGTCTACAAGAATGAAATATAGTTTTTTATCTGTTGTTGCCATGCTTACGGTTTTCTTGCGTTGTCCATTTCTTGTTTTTCAATCATTTTAGAGTATATTAAATCACTGTCTAACTGCAAATTAACTACTGCTGGTTGTGTGGTTGTATTGTTGTTAGTAGTGGTATTTGTGCTACTGCCCCCTGCGTACTGTTGGCCAAAATTACTCGCCATCGTATTAGATAACCCTGCTGCTTCGTTCACTGCTGCACTTGATATATTTCCTGCCTCTGCTCCTGAGTCTGCCCCTGTTATCCAATCTGTTGCGCCTCCTATCTTATCACCAAGCCACTTAAACGGAGCTGTCACTGTGTCCCAA